CGTGACGGGTGGCCCGGCGCTCTCCGCGCCTCAGGCCCCGGCGGCGGCTGACATTCGTAGCGCCATCGAGTCCGCTATTGTGGCGAATTCAAGGTGATGGTATAGTGCCAACAGGGCGGTGAAGAACCACCGCCCGGTTGAGTGTGCCAAGCACCGCAGCCACCGAAACTTCAGGAGCCGAAAGGCCCACCTGACGCCGCCGGACTGAACAGGAAGCGTCGGCTCACCGAAAACAGGCGGGGACTTGTCCCCTTCACTTTTTCTGTGGGAGTTTCAGTCATGGCATTTGCCAATTCGTCCATCACGGACATCATCGCGACCACCATCCAGAACCGCAGCAAGACGATTGCGGACAACGTCACCAAGAACAACGCGCTGCTCTCGCGCCTGAACTCGCGCGGCAACATCCGCACGGTCTCCGGCGGCAGCAGCATCATGGAAGAACTGTCGTTCGCTGAGAATGGCAACGCTGGGTTTTACTCTGGCTACGACCTGCTGCCCGTGTCGGCGCAGGACGTCGTGAGCGCCGCTGAGTTCTCGCTGAAGCAGATTGCCTGCCCGGTGGTCATCAGCGGTCTGGAGATGCTCCAGAACTCTGGCAAGGAGGCCCTCATCGACTTGATGGAGGCCCGCCTCAACGTCGCAGAGTCGAGCATGGTCAACAAGTTGGCCCAGTCGGTCTACAGCGACGGCACGGGTTCGGGCGGCAAGGAACTGGTCGGCCTCAACGCCGCCTGCGTTGTCACCCCGACCTCCGGCACGTATGGCGGCATCGACCGCGCAACGTGGACGTTCTGGCGCAATCAGTCGTTCCGTGGCGTGACGGACGGCGGTGCTGCGACCACTGCCACAAACATCCAGAACTACATGAACCAGTTGTGGTCTCGCACCATTCGTGGCAGCGACCGTCCTGACCTCATCGTGTTCGACAACACCTACTGGGCGTTGTTCATGGCGAGCCTCCAGCCGCTGCAGCGTTTCACTGACCCGTCGAGCGCCAACCTTGGCTTCCCGTCCATCAAGTTCATGGATGCAGATGTCGTGTTGGACGGCGGTATCGGCGGCTACTGCCCCAGCGCGACCGGGTTCTTCTTGAACACGAAGTACTTCCGGTTGCGTCCTCACAAAGACCGCAACATGGTTCCGCTTTCGCCCAACAAGCGTTACGCCATCAACCAAGACGCCGAAGTTCAGATTTTGGCTTTTGCGGGCGCTCTCACGTGTGATGGCGCGCAGTTCCAAGGTCGCTTGTCGGCCTAAGTTCTTGGTGGGCCTGTGGTGGGTCACCCTTCCCAAGGGGCAGGTGTGACCCACCTGTCCCTTGGGTTTTTTTCGTAGGAGCAACATCCCATGCCCGCAACTTACGCTCTTGATGGCGTGCTGGCTGACATGACACCGGGGCAGGACACTGGTGCCTGCTCGACTGGCATCGGCGTGTCTTCGCGCCGCTATGGCCCGGCACAGCAGTCTGTCACCGCCGCTGACTTCACTCCCAACCGCATTGGTGGCTCGCAGGGCTTCGGCTCTTGCGTCGTCAGCGGAGCCACGACTGGTGGTACAGGCTACACCAACGGTTCCTACACCATCGTCCCCACGGGCGGTTCTGGTGCGGGCGCTGAGGTGGTTGTCACCGTCAATAGTGGCGCTATCGCTGGCGTATCGGTGACCAAGCCCGGCAGCAACTACGTGACTGCACCGACCGTGCCGCTGACTGCTCTGGGCGCTGGCACTGGTGGAACGGTCACCCTGTCGATTGCCGCAGACGGGCGCAGCAATATGCTTGGCGCGGCCTTCGGCACCAACAAGGGAACACGCTATCTCACTGCCACAGGTTCCGTCGCCAACGGTGCCGCAGTGACTGCTGGCTATCTGAATCGCACTGGCTCCGCGATGGTGTCAGGCGATTCCGCTTGGTGCGTCGCACCGTAAAAAAAGGAAGTCCATGAATCCCACCACAGACCCAACCGACTTCGACAACTGGAGTCAACGTCCCAACGAAAGCCGCTTCGCTGCGGACTCCGCGCTGCACATTGAGTTTAGCCGGAAGCCATTGATGAACGTGGCACTCAGCAAAGAACAGGGCCGCGCCGTGTACGAGGAGGAGGATTTCATCCGCATCCATGTGCCGGGCGACAAGTTGACGGTCATCGAGCGGCCTGTCGATGAAATCGACTCGCGTCGCTTTGCCGACCGTTACGCAAAATGGAAGGCAGGGCAGGGCGAGGCGGTCACTGGCACGCCTATCAATGCGCTACCGGGCATGACGCAGGCGAAGGTCGAGGAGTACCGCTTCTTCAAGGTGCTGACCGTGGAGCAGTTGGCAGAGGCTCAGGACGGCCTTGGCGCGAAGTTCATGTCTTTCCACGAAGACAAGCGGCGCGCGAAGGCGTTTCTTGAGGTGGCGCGTGGCAATGCTCCGCTGGAGAAGATGCAGGACGAACTCCGCGAGCGCGACGTCGCGATCGAGGAGATGAAGGCACAGATTGCTGCGCTTCAGAAGGCCACGTTGAAGGGCAAGGCTGACGCTGCTTAAAGGAGACCGGGATGGCTTACCAGTTGGTGAACGATTCGACGCTGTCGGCAATCGTTCAGAATCTCGCCGCGCTGGTAAGTTACCCCGTACCCACTGACCCGGCGGGGGACACTGACCCCGCCGTTCAGCAGATGGTTCAGGCCGTCAACATGGCTGGCCTCGATATGCTGGCGCTGCACGACTGGCAGGAACTCACCAAGGCCTACTCGATCAGCATCGTCGCGGACAGCGCCGGGCAGAAGGAGAAGGCCTTCGCGCTGCCGGAAGACTTCTATGAGTTTAACGATCAGACGCAATGGAACTCGACGATGCAGTGGCCCGCCATTGGGCCACTCTCGACGCAGCAGTGGCAGGCGCTGCTCATTCGGCAGACGCTGCCGACGCTGTCGTTCTACTGGCAGGTGCGCGGGAACTCGCTCTACATCCTCTCGCCTCCATCGTCCGCGCAGACGCTGACCTTTTACTACCAGTCGATTGCGTGGGTCACTGATGGCGACAACCCGACCGTCTACAAGAATCGCGCGACCAAGAACGGCGACACCATTCTTCTCGACAGCCTGCTGACTACGCAACTTGCGCGCAGCAAGTGGCTTGAGATGAAAGGCCTCGACAGCAGTGCTGCGATGCGCGACTTTCAGGTTGCGTTTGAGAACCGCAAGGGCAACGAAAAAGGCGCGCCGCTTCTCAGCATGGTGCGGAACGGGATGGCCCCGCTCATCAATACCTTCCGCAACCTGCCAGACACTGGCTTTGGCGCATAAACCATGCCACTGGTTCCTCTCGCGCAATACAAGGTTCCACGTAAGGCAGCAGCGGCTCGCGTCGCTGTCTCTGCACTAATTCCTGCGCCAGTTGCGGGCCTAAATTTTCGCGACGCGCTTGTGAACATGAAGCCAACCGACGCGCTGGTGATGACCAACGTCATCCCTAAGCAGGACGGCATTGAATTGCGCTCCGGCTGGCAGTACTTCAGCACGACCACAAACGCTGCAATCAAGAGCATCTTCGCCTACAACGCTGGCAACAGCGCAAACAGCAAATTGTTCGCTGGCAGCAGCGGCAAAATATACGACGTCACCAGCGGCACGCCGTCGATTGCCGTTGCAAGCACAAGTAGCACGGACGTCTGGTCAACCACGCACTTCAGTACGACCGCTGGCATTTTCATGGTCGCGTGTTCTGCTGGCGTTGGCTCAGGCTACTACACGTATGACCCAACAGGCGGCTGGGTATTCCGCACACCTGCGGGCGCTCCTGCAAATATCATCACTGTTTGCGCGTTTAAGCAGCGTTTGTTTTTTTCTGTTGAGGGCAGCGCGAGCATTTTCTATGTAAATGCGGTCAACGCCATCACTGGAACGCTTAACGAATTTCCGATCGGGTCGCAGTTGAGAAACGGCGGTTACGTTGTTGGCATGACATCGTGGACGATTGATGGCGGGTTCGGCATTGATGATTACCTTGCCGTTTTTGGCTCTGAAGGTGATGTTGTAATTTATCAGGGAACTGACCCGTCATCGCCAGCGAACTGGAGCGTTCGCGGCACGTGGTACGTTGGCGCAGTTCCCAAGTACGGGCGCTTTTACACCAACTTCGGTGGCGACGTCATGGTCGTTTCGACGATGGGATTGATTCCCTTGTCGCGCTTGCTTGAGGGCAGTTTCAACGAAGGACTGGCTGCGCCATCCGACAAGATTCAGCCTGTGCTTGCCCCGCTTGTGCAGTCACTGCGTCTTACAGCATCGTGGGAGACGTTCATCGTTCCAGATGAGAACATCCTTGTCATCAAGCCACCGCAGGACACCACTGGCGCGTACACGCAGTTCGCGATGAACCTGACCACGGGCGCGTGGTGTCAGTTCGACAGCATCCCCATGACCTGCTGCACATTACTTGCGGGCAAGCCGTACTGCGGCACTTCTGATGGGCGCGTGTTTAGGGCTTTTACGGGTAACCTCGACGGCGTCGCCATCGCAGGCACGGGCGGCACAAACATCGAGGGCGATATTCAGACGGCCTTCTCATCGTTCGACTCTCCTGCAATGCTGAAGAAGTTCAACTTGGGCCACCCTATCTTTGTCAGTACGCAAGAGCCTGCGGTGAAGATGCAGATGAATACGCAGTTCACCTTTGCGGGCGTCCCCGGCTCGCCATCGTTCTCGCAGACCTCTGGCTCTCTCTGGAGTGCTTCGCAGTGGAGTACTGCGCGCTGGAGCGGAAACAGCGGCACGTATCAGGCGTGGGTTGGCCTCACGGGCCTTGGCTTTTACGGAAGCCTTCGCATGAAGATACGTGGCGTCGCTGGCACGACGTTTACTGGGTGTCAGGTGATGATGGAGCCGGGAGGTCTGATGTGATGCGACTGGTCACTGACAAGCCCGACTCGCGTCCAGTCGTGTGGGAGTGGCTCGCCGCGCGCAACAACCTGCCGTGGTCAACAGACCTGCGCGTCATTGGCGCAGAGCGCGATGACGGCACAATCGCTGCCGCTGTCGGGTTCAATGTCTGGACACCGAAGGCTTGCTGGATGCACGTGGCCTTCGACAGCCCCCACTCGCTCACGCGACAACTGCTCACCGCAGCGTTCGCGTACCCATTCCATGAGCATGGCGCGGAGGCCGTCTATGGCCTCACGCCGCGCACGTTCGACGCTGCCGTGCGCTTCAACGAGCGCATCGGCATGAGGCCCGTCTTTGAGACCGTGGACAGCGTCTTGTTTGAACTGCGGCGCGAAGACTGCCGCTTTCTGAAGGAGTTGCACTAATGGGTAAGGCCTCGCCACCCCCGGCCCCTGACTACACTGGCGCAGCAAATGCTGAGGCTCAGGCGTCAAAAGAAAACCTGATGACGCAAAACTATGCGAACCGTCCCACCATCAACACGCCGTGGGGGTCGCAGTCTTGGCAGACGCAGGCGGGCATCGACCCATCAACGGGCCAGTCGGTCACGCAGTGGACTCAGAACACCAACCTGACCCCGCAGTCGCAGGCCGCGCTCGACTCGCAGATGGCGCTGCAGCAGGGCCGCAGCGAGTTGGCTGGCTCTTTCATGGACAGGGTCGGTAGCGAGTACGCCAAGCCTTTCGACTACAGCGGTCTCCCGCAGACCTATAACCCGTCAGCCCCTAAGAATCTGAACACCTCGCTGGGCCAGCAGAATATCCAGCGCGGTTTGAACTTCGGCGACAACCCGGCGATGCCGTCGTTCGACAGCAGTTACCGCGACAATATCGCGAACTCGCTGATGGAGCGTATGCAGCCGCAATTCGACCGCCAGCAAGGTTCGCTGGAGACGCAACTTGCCAACCAAGGCTTCGAGCGTGGCTCACAGGGCTACAAGACGGCTCTCGATGACTTGCAGCAGAGCCAGTCGAGGGAACGCTTCAACGCGCTTGACAGCGCCAGCAACGAAGCCCAGCGCCTCTATCAAATGCAGATGGGCCAGCGCCAGCAGGGAATGCAGGAAGATCAGATGGCTGGCAACTTCGCCAACCAAGCATCACAGCAGGCGTTCCAGCAGGACATGGCGGCGGGGCAGTACGGCAACAACGCGCTGCAGACGCAGCAGAACATGGATGCGGCCTACGCGAACCAGATGAACACGTTGCGCCAGCAGGGCATTGCGGAGCAGGCGCAGCGTCGTGGGATGTCGTTGAACGAGATGAACGCACTGCTCTCAGGGCAGCAGGTGTCAATGCCAAATATGCCGTCGTTCACCAACGCTGGCATCTCGCAGACGCCGCAGTTGATGCAGGCCGCGCAGAATCAGTACAGCGCCTCGATGGACGCCTTCAACGCACAGCAGCAGCAGAGCGCCAACATGATGGGCGGTCTTTCATCGCTGGCCTCGACGGCAATGATGTTCAGCGACAAGCGCCTGAAGCGCCGCATTAAGCGCGTTGGCGACCACCCGATTGGCGTGGGCATCTACGAATACGAGATGTTCGGGTACAAGCAGACGGGCGTCATCGCGCAAGAGGTGCAGGCAGTGCGTCCTGACCTTGTCGCGCGCCACCCCAGCGGCTACCTGACCGTGAACTACGGAGGACTGTGAGATGGATGACAACATGATGTTTGAGTACCTGCTCCAGCAGGGCGCTATGCGTCCAGAAGAGGAGCAGATGCTGCGCCGTCAGGACACCATCGACGCGCTGCGTCTGAGCGGTATGCAGGCTCCTCAGGCGCAGCAGGCCGGGCGCGCTGTCGTGGCCCCGTCGTGGACGCAGGGCCTCGCGCAGATTGGCGCGGCGGCGGC